GCGTATCATTGCCTTGCATGGTATTGATGGTAGCTGTTCCAACCAGACATTCTTTGGTGCGATAGATTTCTTCTGCACCAACGGTATGATTCGTGGTGAGCATGACAAGGTGCGGCGTAAGAACTCTGCCAACTTTAGCATGGCTAGGTTCATCCGTGACCTGCGTGAATCCACGCAGTCATTCTATGCACAGTCAGAACGCTTGCAAGGCTGGGCTAACAAGCCTCTGTTTGTCGGTGACGTTAAGTCTATGCTTGAGACTTTGCTCAAGTCAGACAAGACAGCAGACAAGATGCTTACCTTGTACAACCAAGAGGCGGCAGTGCGTGGACAGAATGTCTGGGCATTGTACTCTGCGTTCACTAACTATGCATCATATGCCGATGAGCGTAATGGCTTTGCCCTACGTAACACTGGCAAGGATACCAACGCTGTGTCCATGTTCCAACGTGAGAGCAAGGTATCACAGTGGATTGAGAGCAAGCCATTTAAGGAGTTGATTGCAGCATGAAGTACATACTAGCAATGGACTACGACAACATGGGCTTCGATGCTGATGGCGCAGGTGACTACTGGTACACCGACACTAACTATATGGATATGGACAGCGAGGAAGAAGCGTTGTCCTATCTTCAAAAGAACATATGCTACGAAGGCGGTAAAAAGGTGGGACATAAAACCATCAAAGAATATTGTGACGAGTTCGCTGGCATAAGATTTTATGAAAGGAAGCACTAATGCAAACAGTAAAACATCTTGTGGATAAGTACTATAATTCCAATGATTTCAAGATGTTACGAAGCAGAACTAAGAAGGACTATCAATACTTTCTTAGTGTCATGGTGGCTGATTTTGGCTCTGTGAATTTTTGTGAACTCACAAGTAAGCAGGCCAAACATGCATACGAAAGGTGGGTTGAGCGAGGCATCAGTCTCGCCAACCACGTATGTACTGTGTCATCTATTCTGTTTCGGTACGCTATTGAGATGGAATATGCAGAGGTCAATCCGTTTGCCAACGTTAGACGCAAGACACCACCACAACGCAAAGTTGTGTGGACTGAGGATGATGTACGCACGTTCCTTGACACTGCATACAGTGAGTTTCAATACCGTAGTATCGGATTGATAGTTCACATGGCATACGAATGGTGCCAGCGTCTAGGTGATATGCGTCTGCTGACGTGGGACAACATTGACTTGGAAGAACGTAAGCTATACTTGGAGCAATCCAAGCGTAGGGCAGAGGTAACTTTGCCTATACAAGATGACCTGCTTGAGATGTTGACACAGCAAGAGCAGGACTTCGGCTTTCAACAGTACGTTGTTCCCCGTACAACGCCCGTACACGGGCAGTACGAGCCTTACAGCATGGAGAGACTGTCCAAAGCAGGACGGGCTGTCATGCGGGAAGCTGGGCTGTCTGATGAATTGCGGCTCATGGACTTGCGGCGTACTGGTACAACACAAATGGTAGAGGCAGGTGTAAGTATGGGACAAATCATGTCGGTTACAGGACATAGTAATCCACAGTCGGTAAAACCATACATGAAAAATACATATGCTAGTGCAAATAGTGCATTGACAGCACGTAAATCACGTGGTAAAAGCACTTAACTGCCGCAAAGGAGAGTGATATATAATGAATAATATATATAACATTATAAGTGATATAGATGTACCCAATGGACAGACTAAACGTATGGACTGTCCTTACTAATAACTTGGGTAGCCTTGTGTGGAATTGTTATAAGGCTTCCTGTAATGTAAGTGGCGGCAACCGTGTACACCTAACTGTCGATGATATACGTGGCAGTATGGGTAACGTGGTTGACTTTGCCGATGAGACATTTGATATGCCACAGTACATCGTACCACACAGAAACAAGCGTACCGTGTTGGCGTTCTGCTACAGGTATCAGCTAGACCCAGATGAGTTGGGTGTGTTGTATGATGTAAAGGATGACAGGGTTGTGTTCCCTGTTGTACATGATGGCAAAACAGTGGACGCTACAGGCCGTGCTATCGGCAAGCGTCTACCTAAATGGAAACGATATGGAAAAAGTGGCTTGCCATACACATTCGGTTGTGGTAAAGTCGCAGTTGTTGTTGAGGACTGTGTGAGTGCAGCCGTGGTTGGTGGCGAATCCTTTGTCGGGGTTGCGATACTTGGTACATCTCTACAAGAGTCGCATAAAGGGTATCTCTCGCAGTTCTCAACAGCCGTAATAGCGTTAGACCCCGATGCGTTACCAAAGACTTTGCAGATGGCAAAGGAATTACGTGGGCATGTAAACGATGTTCGTGTCCTGCGTTTGAAAGATGATTTGAAATATCGTAACCCGACAGATATGGAGAACTTGTATGGAATTATCAATCATTAGAAGCCTGATGGATAAGTCGTTCTACGATGACCACCGTGGTAGCAAATGCCCACCACGTTTGTTCAGCAAGGACGCACGTAAAATCAAAGAGGCTATCGACACAGCTATGGATAGGTATGAGCGTACTGTCACACCCGATGAGGTTGAGGCGTTGTTCATGTCAAACAATCCTACGCTGACTACAGCACAGAAGCAGGGCTATGCTTCTATGTTTGCTTCTATCAAGCGTGAGCAACCGATGGGCAGTGACATAGCACAAGAGGTGCTGTCCAAACTATTCCAGCAGGTTGTTGGCGAAGACGTTGCCAATATCGGATTCGATATGGTCAATGGTGATGCCGCTACACTTGAGAAGCTACGCAATCTGCTTGAGCGTTATGGTGATGACTTCATTCCTAACCTCAACATTGAGTGGGATGACATCACTATCGAAACACTCATGGCTAAAGCTGAGTTGGAAGCACGTTGGACATTCAACCTGCCTAGCCTGACACGCAAGGTAGAGGGTGTCAGTGGTGGTCAGCTTATCGAAGTGGGTGCTAGGCCCAACACAGGTAAGACATCCTTCCATGCCAGCTTGATTGCTGCGCCGGGTGGGTTCGCACATCAGGGTGCCAAGTGCATTATCTTATGTAACGAAGAACCTACCCACCGTGTTGGCGCACGTTATCTGACTGCAGCATCAGGCATGTCTGCTCGTGAGGTACGTGACAACATGGGCAAAGCCAAGGCACTCTACGAACCCGTGATGAACAACATCAAGATTAAAGAGGCGGGTGGTCGTGACATGGCATGGGTAGAGTCAGTGTGTAAATCATATAAGCCTGACGTGTTGGTGCTTGACATGGGTGACAAGTTCTCTGTGCAAGGTTCGTTTGCACGACAGGACGAAGCACTCAAGGCATGTGCTATCTATGCAAGGCAGATTGCCAAGTCATATGATTGTGCCGTATTCTACATGTCTCAGCTATCAGCAGATGCAGAGGGTAGGTCACAGCTTAATCAGTCAATGATGGAAGGCTCACGCACAGGTAAGGCTGCAGAGGCTGACCTGATGATACTGATTGGTAAGACCAATGCACAGATAGAAGGTGAGGAAGAAGATAGTCCTTTGCGGCATGTCAATGTAGTGAAGAACAAGTTGACAGGCTGGCATGGCATGGTTAATGTGGACTTGGATTATCAAACAGCGAGGTACACAGGATGAAGCTAACACTTGATGTAGAGAATACTGTCACCAAGCGTGATGGTAAGATGCACCTTGACCCCTTTGAGCCAGAAAACTCACTGACTATGATTGGTGTGTTGACTGACCAAGGTATGGAGCAGCACTTCCCGTTTGACCACAGTGATGTACCTAATCAGCAGGATTATTATGAGCGTGTGCAATGGTATCTGGACGAAGCTACTGTACTCATCTGCCACAATGCTGCATATGATTTGATGTGGCTATGGGAGTCAGGCTTTAAGTATGATGGCCCCGTGTTTGACACGATGCTTGCTGAGTACGTATTGCAACGTGGTATCAAAGAGCCGTTGTCCCTTGAGGCTTGTGCAGAGCGTTACGAACTGGACACTAAGAAGCAAGACACGCTGAAAGAATACTTCAAGCAAGGTTACAGCACACGTGACATACCATACAATGAGTTGTGTGAGTATCTATCTGCTGACCTTCAGGCTACGCAGCAACTTGCTGACAAGCTGATGTATCGTTTAAACACACCAGCAGACAGTGGCTTGCGTGGTACTGTGGACTTGACCAATCAGGTAGCTGTGTGCCTAGCACGTATCTATCAGCGTGGTTTCAAGGTTGACTTGTCTGTGTTGGAGCAGGTGCGTACAGAGTTTGAGCAGGAGAAGCAACAGCTTGAGACTGACCTGCAGGAACATGTACGTAAGCTGATGGGCGACACACCTATCAACCTGAACAGCCCAGAGCAATTGTCTTGGGTAATCTATAGCCGTAAGGTTAAGGACAAGATGTATTGGGGCAACGCTATTGACCCATATATGGATGACGCAGACTTCCGCAGCTTGATTGCTGGCGGTACAGATAAGATGTACAAGACTGTGGCAGAGCAGTGTAAAGACTGCAATGGTACAGGCTACATCAGAAAGGTGAAGAAGAATGGCAAACCATTTGCGAAACCTAATCGGTGCGGTAATTGTGATACTGCTGGTTTTACTCTCACACCTACCAGTGCGCTGGCTGGCCTCAAGTTCAAACCCCCTTCACCAAAGTGGGCAAGTGCCAATGGCTTCAGCACCAGCAAACAAAACCTAGAGGTGCTTGAATCTGCCGCAAAGCAGCGTGGCATGTCTGACGCTGTTGACTTTCTGTCTAAAGTACGCAGACTGAGTGCCGTGGATACATACCTATCTTCCTTTGTAGAGGGCATACAAACCTACACAAAGCAGGATGGTAAGCTACACGTGCGGTTGCTACAGCATCGCACAGCTACTGGCAGGTTCAGTGGCGCAGACCCTAACATGCAGAACATGCCACGTGGCGGCACGTTTCCTGTGAAGAAAGTATTTGTGTCACGATTTGCTGGTGGCAAGATTATGGAAGCTGACTTTGCACAGTTGGAGTTCCGGGCTGCTGCCTATCTATCACAAGATGGAGTTGCTATTGAAGAAGTATCTACTGGATTTGATGTACACTCATACACCGCTAAAGTTATTAGTGATGCTGGTCAACCTACGAGTAGACAGGATGCAAAAGCGCACACATTCGCGCCGTTATACGGGGCAACAGGCTATGGACGAACATCCGCTGAGTCAGAATACTACACACACTTCAACCAGAAGTACCAAGGAGTCGCGTCTTGGCATACCCGACTGGCTAAAGAAGCTATAAGCACACGCAAGATTACTACACCAAGTGGTCGTGAGTTTGCTTTTCCTGATGTGTACCGCAAAGCAAGTGGTCGCATCTCACACTTTACACAGATAAAGAATTATCCTGTGCAGTCGTTTGCTACAGCAGACATTGTGCCTATTGCATTATTGCACATTGATATGTTGCTAAAGGATATGCAATCGTGTATAGTGAATACAGTGCATGACAGTATTGTTGTTGATGTACACCCTGATGAAGAGTCACGGGTTATCAATATCATAGACGAGACTAATGATGCACTACCTTATCTCATCACCCAACGCTGGGGAGTTGAGTTCAATGTGCCTTTACTTTTAGAGGCAAAAATAGGTCCGAATTGGCTTGACACCAAGGACGTAACCTGATATAACTATGGGTCTTACAACTGAAAAGGAGTTAATTATATGAACGACATTACAACTATTGATACTAATAACTATGCTGAGATGGCTAAAGCTATGGGTATGGCAAATGAAGCAAGTGCGCAGAAAAAGCAGGGCATGTTCCTTGCACGTCTGCGTATCCAGCACTCAGCTATCTTGGGTACGGATACCATTAAAGTTAAGGGTGGTACGTACAAGCTAGAGATTCCTGATGGCCCAACGTACTACGCAGAGTCTGCTGTTGTACGCCCATTCATGCAACGCTTCATGTATAAGAAGTTTGTTATGGCTACAGGTACTGCACCTAATCGTTACGTCAAGACTGTTATGGCTGATAGCCTGAACATGGACTTGAAAGATAATGACGGTGGGTTTAACTGTGGTAAGCCTTCAGGCTGGATAGAAGACTTTAAGTCCCTGCCTGATGCTACTAAAGAATTGATTCGCTCTATCAAGCGTGTACGTGTAGTGCTTGGTATAGTCGAGTTAACTAATCCAAAGGATGCCGAAGGTAAGCCTGTGGATATTGCTGCTACCCCATTCATCTGGGAAGTGGAGAACCGTGACGCATTTAAGACTG